GGCATGGCATAAGAATAGATCTAAAAAGTGGTTACAAATTGTTACAATTGGGCCTATGTACAATAATTAATAAATATGGTACAATGGTCTCAGAATAGGAGAAGTACAATGAAAAAACTTATAGCAGTATTAGCATTAGCGACAGCATCAACCTCAGCATTCGCAGGTTATCATGGCGGATATGGCGGCTATTATGGTGGTTACCATGGTGGGTATTATCATGGAGGTGGTGTAAATTGGGTTGCTCCAGCTTTAATTGGTGGAGTTATCGGTTACGAACTAGCGCAACCACGTTATGTACAACCAGCACCTACAGTGATCTATCAACAAGCTCCAACTGTATATCAAAACTGTACAGCATGGGTTGAGTCAGTAGATCAATATGGTAACGTGACTAGAACGAGAACTTGTTACTAATGGCTGAATTTAATCGTAAACCTAGGCCAAAACAAAGTGACTCTAAACAAGGGTTATTTGTAGACGTACAAGAAGGCCAATTTGAAAAAGCTTTTCGTAAGTTTAGAAACAAAGTAGAAGACTCAGGGCTTCTGATTGAAATAAGAGAACGTATGGAGTATGAAAAGCCATGTGTAGCTCGTAAGAAAGCAAAGAGTCAGGCGAAGAAACGTTGGTTGAAAAAAGTAGCATCAAGTCAACCACCTAAAAAATTATATTAAGGAGAAAATTATGGGAAACCGTGATAAGAAAAAAGAAAGCAAAGGTCGTCCAAAAAAAGATAAGTTGCCAAAATAATGGCAGCAAAGAATGATATCACCGGTGACAGCATCTTATCTAAGACTGCCACCAAAGAATTTGATAAGAACTTTGATGCGATTGACTGGTCAGTTAAGCTTGACACACCACAAGACGGTGATCAAAGATTAAATAATGTAGGTCAACTTGAACGTTATTATGGAGGACAGTGGAATGCAACAAGTCAAAAAGAAGGCTGATTTACCAAGAGTAGACGTAGCAGCAGTACTTGCAGCACATGAAAAGACTCGTGAAGGTAACCGTTATACGATGATCCTTGAAGCTGCTTACAGAGCAAGAGACATTGAAAAACGTCGAGACTTTCTAGACCGCAAGTCAGAGAAGCTCCACTACTATGGCTATAAGCCAATCAACCAAGCACTACAAGACATCATAGATGATGCAGCCTAATTATACTCAACGAGAATGGGACAGAGTATGCTGTATCGGTAGTCCTCCTGCACCATTAACTCGTAAACAAAAACTTAAAAAAGTATTCCTTCGTATTATAAATAAATTTAGGTAGGAAACTGCCTAAACCTGCAGCCTTCGGGGGCAGGATTTTGTTAAACTCGCTTAACTAAGGAGAAAAATATGCGAACTACAAATGTATCATTCGGCCCTATCTGGCCACAAACTATTGGTTTTGAAAGTATGCTAAGAGAGATTGATGAGATGCTCGCAGCACCACTAAACAACAACCAAGCATTCCCACCTCACAACATTATTAAGCTAGACGATTACGAATATATCGTTGAATTGGCTATCGCTGGTTTCAATAAGCAAGAGGTAACTATCACTTTAGAAGAAGGCTTATTGATCATCAAAGGACAAAAGAATCCTGATGATGGCAATGTACAATACCTCCACAAAGGTATCGGAACGCGTTCGTTCACTAAGTCAATCAAGTTGGCTGATACGGTCGAAGTGCGTGGTGCTGAATTTAAAGATGGCATCTTACGTATCGCTCTTGAGAATGTTATCCCTGAATCTAAGAAACCTCGTCAAATCGAGATCACGGACAACTTAACGCCGTCTACTGGTATCGACCGTGTTAGAGAACTCTTAAATGAAAGAGATAACCCAACTGACTACGCTAAAGATGCTAATTACGCCTCTGGTCAACAGTACGATATGGATAGTTAAAGGGATGGGGAGAGCAATCTCCCCTCTCATAAATATATGATGAAGAGTGAATTGACAAAAGATTTAGTTTCTTATCCGTTCTTGCGGAGAGGCAACTATCAACTAAAGGTTTCCGTTCTTAAGCATATGTCTGTCATGGTTGTAGGTAATCACATGATGGATGTGGATAAGTTCTTTGTAAAACACTTTAGCAATTTAGAAGAAGCAGCAAATTTTATTGAATTTATAATTTTAAAGGATGAGCAAGATGGCAGATATTAAACTAATTAAATTTACTAGTGGTGAAGAGATCATTTGTGGCCTTATATCTTCAGGAGAAGGTGCAATGGTCATTGAAAATGGTGTCACATTAGTATATCACCAAACAAAAGAAGGTACAGTATCCGTCGGATTCTCTCCTTTTATGCCTTACCATGATGGCACTATTGCAGTGTATCATACATCTATCGCAGCAATTACTGACGTTAAGAAAGAACTACTAAACGAATATAACAGGATCTACGGTTCTGGTATCGTATTAGCTGGTGCAAACGACGCCCAATTTAAAGCTTAATTGTACTTTTAATACCCTTTGGGGTATAATTATATTATGAAATCAGTGACGGATTTTCTTCCATATCATAGGCCTTCTGACGAAGTTATAGTCTTAGGCCAATGTCCCTCATCTAAAACTACACCGTTTAAGAATGGGACATTTGCACGTCTGAAGGATTGGATGGACACAGTAGGTCTATATGAATGGTCGTTTCATAATGTGATACCTAATAAGATAAACTCTTATAAGATGTCTGATGTAGACGTGGATGCATTACTAACAGAGACACAAGGTAAAGTAGTGATTGCACTTGGTGGATTTGTATCAAAAGTATGTGATAAGTATGACATACCACATTATAAGATTGATCATCCGTCTCCACGAAATAGGAACCTAAATAGTAAAGCCTATGAAGTTGGTATGCTGCTTAGACTACAAACATTTTTAACTGAGGTTGGTTTATATTGATTGAAACAACACAATACTATGATGAGTACATAAGATACTTTAACCTTGCAAAGGATCAGCAAGAGAAGTGTAATGTATCTCTTACACCACCTTATGGCATGATATCACATGTAGAGTCAAACATGAATGATGATCTACTGCATCATGTAGAATTGTATGATGTGGTCGAACGTAAGTATGCAGGTTTCTCTCAGATCGTTAATGATTGCTTTTATGGTTGGACGGATCAGCATCCATATTGGAAAAAGATGGAAGCAGGTAAGATCACACATCAACGAGATACTGTAGCACATAACTGGACAGGAAAACATTCCGACTTTAAACTGCCCGAATGGCTGTACATATTCATCCTCCATCGTGTATGTGGTTCTGCAATTAATTACAGTACGAAACCTAGTGGATACCACAATACCTTATTGTTCTCGCTACATAACTGTAAGACTATTGAGGACATGGTCGAGATGGTGAACAACTATCCATACTCCTTCTACACTTCTGTTGGATACCAATTCCCAGCATTTCCTAAACCACCTGCAGGATCAAGATATAAACGTGGTGGAGATTATTACCTATCAGAGTATGCACCACGGTTAGCAAGAGAACTAGCAGAGTTTTTAGAATCTGGTGGACAGAGATCACTAAGAGAGATCGGTTCGTTCATGTTAGATTGGAACGTTAAGAATAACTTAAGACAGTACCACTTCCAGTATGCTGCAGTAGTTGCAGACGTGGCTGATTGGTACCCACAGTACGTTGATAAGACATCACCGTTCTACTACGGTACAAATGCAGTAGAGTGTATCTCATATCTTGCAAAACCATTAACTAAGATGAAGCAAGAAGAGTTCCTCGATCAAGTTATGGAACGGATCTATGTAGAGACTGGTGCATACCCATATAATGCAGAAGACGTGTGCTGTGACTTCATCCGTTGGGTAGAAAACTATGTACGACCTGGATCAGACTATAACCATATAGATCGTGATGTTATATTCTCATCATGTAAGATCTTAGATCATCCATTCGGTAGACAGAAAGCAATGCTTGATCTTAAACTAATAGATTCATTCAATAGATTAACATCTCATCCTTCAGACGATTATGTCTTGAAGATACATAATATGACAGTGGATCAATATAAGGAACTATGCAAAACACTCTAGCTCAATTCATATCTGGTATCGAGTATAAGAATATTACCTATAAGGGTACAAGTCCTGTAGTATTAAAAGATGGCAAACCTACTGAATCATGGATGAAAGATTGGCCACTTGAAAAACGTCTTGATAAGTTTTTTGAGTTTTGCCAAGAGTTTGATCTACGTCGAGATCAGTTGTTAGCAGAAGATTACCAGATCTTTTCGCATAGACTCCATTGGCATGAACATCCGTTCTGCGATATTATGCAGAAGGTTACAGATCCCAAACTAAGATTATGGTATACACTAACGTTCTCATTTAGTAACGAACATTGGGGTACACTAACACGGTTGATGTATCAAGGTCCAGAGAATCTAAGAGAACACTTTAAAGAACACCGACACGCACGTAATGATCTATTCCAAATCTACTATCCTAAGAACACGTTAGTTAAAGATTGGCTGATCGATGGTCCTAAGAAGGCAGCTGAGGAGATGTGGGAGTTTCTTGAGAAACATAGACATAGATTAGAACGACCATTCACCATGATGGAGTATGCTAAACTACTTGAGAAG